AACCGTAACACTGGTAGCTAAGTTTGCTATGGCAGGAATAGGGCCAGCTATCGCATAAGTAACAGCGGTAGTAGCACTGGTCTTGGCTACATTGTTAAACTTTAGTGAGCTACATCCAGTGGACATCATGAAGGCAATAACCAACGATATTAGCAACAGTATTCTAACAAAGAAATTCATCTAATTAGTTGAGCCACTCATTAATCTTATTTAAAAACTTATTACAAATAGACTTGATCTTCTTGAGTAAAGTTACTCTGATATACCTGCCTTTTGAATCTCTTATATCTTGTGCTGTTCTTGCCATATTTTCCCCTTAAACACAATACAACCAAGGTATGAAAAGAGTGCAGTCTGGAATCAGCACAATTTCATATATTGGTATCAATTACTCACCATAAAACTCTTCAAACAAACGAGTTGTCTCACTTCTAAAGTCTGCTGATGTTTGGTATTTTGGATCTGATACGCGCTCACTAAGTGCTTCTTTACTAATACCAGGAGTTGCTATTGCAGCAGTGTTAGCAACACCACCCTTTCTAGTCTTAGAAATCAAAGCTTCCAGTGTTTGCACACCAGCCGCACTAGACGCTAACATCTTAAACCCTTCAAACTCTTCTGGAGATAAGTTAGCACCACCCCAGTCACCAAGATCTTTTAATCTTGCTTGTGCGTTTGATCCTAGTGCTTGGATCTCACCTTCACGCGAACCTTGTACGCCATCTACTTCATGTTGAACCCAACCATGCAGCATCTGTGTGAACGTGTCTTGTGACATGTTTGAATCTTTCGCCACTTGCTGAAACCAGCTAATACGAGGATCTTCCATATCAAACTCTCCATCCACACCTTCTGGCGTTGTTAGCTCATAAGACTCTTCTGGCGCACCGGTAAATCCACCGAAGCGTTTTTCTAATTCTGAATAGGCTTGTGCTTGATCTGATACTGAATTGTATTTGTCTTTAAACCATTCTGGTCGATCACCTTCACCGCTTATTTCATTGGCTAACTTCCAACCGCCGTCCTCCGTAGGTGTGACCACCTCTTGTTCTGTTGTTGTGTCTGCGACTGGCGCTTCAATCAAACTTTCCTCTTCACTCATCCTCTTCTCCGTTTATTGTTGTTCAGCCAGTGCAAGCTGATCTAAGATCTGACGCACGATAGCGTTTTGACCTTCTCTCATGCCTGCACCAAACTGTGTTGAATTAGCGTTTAGCACTGGACGGTTGATCGTGATGTCTTTTAATCGGTTAATCACAAACTGTCCGTCCTCTGTGCTGAAACACCCATAGAAACGACTAGCAATATCTCTAGCCTTCTTTTCGCTTTCGGCCTTTAGCTTCTGTACTGCATCACCCTCTATATCGAGAGCTTCCCAATCTTCAACCATTAGCCTGCTGTTCTTGTTGAGCTTGTTGTTGCTTCATAGCTTCTGCTGCTTTCTCTTGCATTTCTATACGCTCTTGCTCTGTGCGTAATAGCTTTTGATCTATACCTAGCTTTTGCCCGATCCAAGCAACCGTATCTTCAATCTTTGCACCCAATGCGAATGCTTCTGGCCCGAATGCTGCGCCCATCTGCATAAACTGCTGCATTGATAATAGATCTTCTTGGTCTTGCGCTCTAGCTAGTGGTGACGTATGCTTGATTGTCACTTCCTTGCCATCGACTGCAATCTCTGGAATCTTGCCAGCTTCTCTAAGAATAGAGACTGAAACCTTAATTAGCTTTTCAATAAACTCAGACTGCAATCTTGAGAACGCTGAACCAGCATCCATCAATAACTCTTGCTGTCTTAATGACATTTCTGTTGCTGTCTTAGTTGGCGAGTCCATACCGCCATAAGGATCAGCAAACAGCGCCTTATTGATACGATCTCTTAGATCTGATAGCACTAACTCACCGACGTTAAAATCACCAGCACGTTCAAGTGGACGCAATGTTGGATTTGAGCTATCATTTGAGCCAACCGGAATCACCATACCCGGTGCAATTTGCATTGTGTAAGGATTAATCACACCATCATTTTGAGCAGTGTAGATACCAGCAATCGCCAGTGCTGCATTACGCAAACCAAACTCAGTCACCTTGTTGGCTGTCTTGATGTCCGGTAGCACTTGCATCACACGACCACGACCTAATACTTCACCAGGTACAACCATTTCACGAAATACAATCCAAGGCGATACTTCATATTCTTCGGTGAAACAAACGTGCTTTTCTTCACGCTCAATAACGCACATGTAGTACATGCCGCTATCGGGTTCAAAGATAGTGCCTTCGATTAAATTAACCTTTGCGTCTGGCTTCTCTTTTAATTGTTTAGTTATCTTGCCCGACATGGTTGCGCCTGGCCATAGACGATCAATGTGTCTTGCAGGGATTGAGTGTTCACGCCATACAGTTTCGATTGTCGAATTAGGCCCCTCTTCTGGGAATACTTCGGCTAATGGCACTGCGTCAAACTCTAAGATTGAAGAGCTTGCACCACTTGAGCGTTTCACTGTCATTGCACCAGTCGAAACTGCTAGATCTAAGAAAGCTTCGTGACTCTGAGTTGCGAAATTCGAGTGGTTAATGTGATCGAACACTATGTCCGTTACTTTGTCTAATTCCTTTTGAACATTATCACGCTCTTGCTCTGGCACTTCTGATCCTGGTGTTAGGATTGTCCAGTTACGCCAAGGTGGTACTAATGAAGCTTGCAACCTTGAAGCGTATTTTTGTACGCCGATCACTGCGGTCGAATCAAAGATCGCTGTGTTCTTCTTAGTGCCTTTTGATTGCATCGAGAACGTCTCACGCTGCGGTAATGCGTATTCATAACACTCACGAAGATGTGGAATCCAAGGCATCTTACGTGCCTTTGCAGCATCAAACCGTTGTATTAATTGCTCAACCTTTCCTAGTTTCTTAGGGATTTGATACTTTTCCATGACCTAGCCTAGTGTTGATGTAATACCACGCTCATCACCAGAGATTAATGATGCTCTGCCTCGACGACGACGGCCAAGTGCTGCCTTCATTGAATCTTCTTTCTTGGTTAAACGATCAATTTCTGCTGACTGGTGTGCTTCTGCCTTAACTTGTGACGCTGATTTAGCCGGTGCTTTTGGCTTACTGAATAATCCGCCCATGCTTTCCCCCTAATAAGTGATTAAATAATTGGTAGGGCGTAAAAAGAAACCACTTACGAACCCCCAACAAAGCCTTAATCTGCTCAACGCAAGTTACGGCCGTTGGATATGGAGTTCTGATCCGTTTGGAGTCTCGCCACACCTTGGCGTGGATTATAACACTACAATTAGTATCTTTGGAGATATTTTCTATATCGTTATGATTGTAATATGGCAGCACCTCGATGTCTGTATGGCCCAGCTTTGGATCAAAAGCAATCCAATTAAATCCATCCCAACGTAGCGCCCAACAATGTCTAAATCCTGCGTGTAAATACTTGGCCCACCAGTACGACATGTCGCCATGCTCGAACACAACATACCAGTCAGTGAAGCTTTGATCCCAGGTGTCGATCAACGAGTCTTGCTTTAGCCACACTAGATAGTTTTAAACACTAGACGGTACATTTCGTTATAGATACTGGTTTCCCTTTCAAGTATGCAGCGCAACTTGTAACTTTCCTTGTTAGGTTTTTTTTGTGTTTGCTTCGGTTTAAATACTTGCTCTGGATCTAAGCTAATATGTAGCCTTACCCTAGCGTTTTTTAAATGCACTCCGGTTTTGTCTGCCACATATTGAGCAGTTACTTGTTGTTTATCGTCTAACGTATAAATCTTTGGTTTTCCCGCCATTTAAAATACACTCCAGTCGTTTGCCATCTGTACTGGCCTTTCCATTCCTTCTGATTTCTTGTCTCGCCAGGCTACCGCGAAATACCTCCACGCATCACTTCCATGGCTAGACCAGTCATGAAGCGGACGATCTTTAAACACTCGCTTGTCCTCGTCATACTCGCAGCGGTAGTAGCTCAATGCTCGTAATCCATCAGTGCAACGCTTCTCGTCGAACCAGCAGCGCCCCAATATGCGACGTCCTGCTTCAATGCCATCCATAATCGGAATGTTCGGTGTGATCTGGAAGCTGACACCCATCTTACGTGCTGCCGATAGTCGTGATTTACCAGTAGTCAGCTCTCGCACTCGTATGTCGTGTGGTGCGTAATGATCGCCGAAGGTTACTTGGTGCTTCACTCTAAAATCATGTAGCCAGTTGATGTAATGCTGTAAGCCTTCGCCGTTGTTCTCATAGTAGCCAATGACTCTAATCTCTGTACCTGCTCGCTGCACTAGCCAGATTGCTGTTGCATCTGCAATACCTAGATCCCAGAACGTATGTACCGGCAATATCGGATCAATAGCAATACGCCCTATTCGATTGTCTTGTCGTGCTAGCTCAATCTGTTTAGCATAGTAGGCGCCCTTCTGGTTAGCCAGACACTCACCTTCCCAGATATGATTGTAGAGATCAGTGTCTAACTTCTCTAGGTGCTTGCGTTCTTTCTCTAATACCTCTGGGAACCAAACATTGTCTGACCAGTTCACCTTCACCACATAAGAGTCTGGCGGTGGATTAAGCACGAACATCTGGTATGTTGGGTCTAGTTCATCCGAGGGATTGAAGCTCGTCCAGATCTCTGAGTCTTTCGCTCTGATCGTTGGAATAAGTGTAGTCCATGATTTAGTTGAAATCTTCTCAGCTTCCTCCAGCCAAACTATCTGAATACCCTCCATTGACTTGATTTTCGTGATATTTGCCTTTAGGCCCTCGAATATAAAGCGACTACCGTTACGCCCTAAGATCTGCGTCTTTTGCACCTCGAAAAATTCTTGTAGTTGCATACGTTCGATAGTATCAGCCAACAGTTGGATCACCGAATCATTAATTGACTTCTGAATCTCACGCGCACAAAGTATTCTGGTTTTCTTGGTGTAGGCCTGCATAATCAGCAGTTGCGCTATTGACCACGACTTGCCCGAACCACGCCCACCGTATGCTACCTTGTAACGTCTTGGCTCTAGGAACGGCTCAAACTGTTCAGTGATCTGTATCGTTAGTTCGCTCATGGCAATCCTTGCAATAGCAATCTAAAGTCTGGAACGGATCGCAGCACTCATCATCAGTACCCAGATATGCAACATCTTCAAACCGAACCTCTTTCTTGCATTTGTCGCAAATGTATTTTTCACTCATGGCACGTACGAAAAGAACAACACTATTGCCAAAGCAACAAACGGCATCTTCAAACATGTATGACAATCTCTAATTTTTTTATAATGTTCAACAAACATCGGTACTAATATTTTTTTCAAATTAACTCCTTCATTATTCACTTATGCACCACCTCAACTTTAATAATTGCTGGCATAGGATTAGCCGGATCATTGCTCATCACTTGCTTATCTAATCCATGAATACGTGCCTTGCCGTTTGTTGCTGCAATAGCTGCTGAAGGCATCTCTAATTCACGTGCTAATTGACGATCTTCTTCAAACTCTTTAGTCAAACTTTCGACTGTTACATCAAACTTTTTAGCCACTCTCTCTTGCAACTCATTGATTCTCGCCGTTATGTCGTCGTTCATCCTTAATTCATAAGCCTTATTGTTAATTGTCACTGGCAGCATCGTTTTAATGTTGTAATTCAATCGATAAGCTCTAGTCTGTGATCCAGTTTTTATATAATCCTGGCAGAACCCTTCTTGTTTAGGCGTCAGTTTCTTTTTTCTTGTCATCTTCAAAATCTCTTGTATCAAATTCTATGTACTCTGCATCTTGGGCCAGCAGATCTATTTCGTGACAATCTATGTCACCCTCTTTTTTCATCTTTAATATTTTCTTGGCTAAACATCGCGCCTTCTTTAGCATTTGCTCTGCTGTGTGCATCATTCGTCATCCTCCATGGATTCAATATCAACAAAGATCATTCCTGGTTTCTCTTGTGGGCCTTTTTTTATAGAAAGAAATTCAATCTGTGAATCATCGTAAAAAACTCCTGCTTTCATCATTGCATCTAGTGGCGCCTTAAACAGATTGTCCAAATCCCTACGTCTGCGATCCGGATAGTAGGCCACAATCACCACTGAGATCTTATCTTCACCGAATGACTTGACCCCGAACCTCATGCAATGATCTAAAACTGCTTTCTTATATTCTCTGCCTTTCTTTGATATTAAAGTCTTGTTACCGACCCGGCGATAATACGTGTTGTTACTTGGTGGCCATGGCAAGAAAAAGCTAGACTTCACTTCTTCTTAGTTGGCTTCTTTAGCGTTGGTTTTAACATTGGCGCAGCTTTAACGGCCCAAGGTTTAGGTAACACACCGATCTGTCTTTCAATACCTTCGATTCTTGCTTTAATCTCTTCAAGCTCATTCATTCATCACTCCAAATTATGTAAATTAAAAATGCTACGAATAAAATCGCAGCCCCTACTAAAAATTCAAATACGTCCATAAATCACCTTATCTTAAAATTGATTCAATTCTTTTTTCTTCAAAATTCTTATCTAGCATCCATTGACGCATCACCCACTGCGTAGCCGGTGAAACCCTCCTATTTCTTAACCCTTTTAAAAATTCATATCT